TCGCGTGGGTAAATATGAAGGTAAAATAACAATATATTTTAGAGATACTAATTTGAATTCGACAGGTACTTTAATTTTGCCGGTTAGAGAAAAATTATATATCAACATTTTTTAGTCTCATTTTTTTTATGTATATTTAATATTGTAAACAAGGCAAACTGTGGGTTAACCACAAGCTAATACGTCACATTTAAAAAAATATATACATGAAAGATGTTATCTCTCAAGAGGTTATTGAACAATTCCTCAATGGTGGAGACGATGAAGAATTCATTGTCGGAGTTGAATACGACTACCCCACAAACACAATCTACAAAATTATTCAAGACCCCGAACAAGGTAAAATTGTAAAACCAGATTCATTCACACCATTTATTTGGGTAGGTGATTTATCTAATTTAGGGTTTTATAAAGATTCAAAATCAATCCAAAAGAAAAAAATGGTTGAACATGGTATTTTAATTGATAAATTAGATACTCATGGAAATGAAAGATTAGAAAATGGTATGAAATACTTGGTAAAAAGTCTTAAAAGTTATACCAATTTAATAAATTTTTTTAGAGATGGAGGTTTGGATCCGTGGGATGAAAAAGTTAGACATAATTTTACTGTATTAAATCCTGTTGAGCAATTTCTGATTCAAAAGAAAAAAAGATTATTCAAAGGAATTGATGATTATGGTGGTGTTAATCGATTTGTATTTGATATTGAAACTACAGGTTTAGATCCTGAAACTTGTAATATTATTCTTATTGGGATTAAAGATAACAGAGGTTTGCAAGAAACCATTCCTGCTTTTGGTGAAGACGGAGAGAAAAAATGTATCGAAAGATTTTTTAAGTATATAAAAGATTTAAAACCAACGATTATTGGTGGTTATAACTCAGCTTTTTTTGACTGGCCGTTCATTCTTAAACGTGCTGAAATAGTAGGTGTCGATGTGAGTGGTTTGACACAAATTTTTACTAAACAAGGAATGAAGGAGAAGGAAGGTATGTTAAAACTTGCCAATGAAGTTGAGCCCTATACTCAACATGTTATTTGGGGTTTTAATATTATTGATATTGCACATTCAGTTAGAAGAGCTCAAGCAATCAATTCTGAAATTAAATCTTGGGGTTTGAAATATATTACACAATATTTGGAAAAGGAAAAACCAAATCGTGTTTATGTAGACGGTGGGAAAATTTCTAAGATTTATCTCGAAAATGATAGTTATTATGTTAATCCAAAGACAGGAAACTACAAAAAAATAGGTGATGTGGGAACAGAAGGTCTTTTAGATAAATTTCCTGGTAAATTTGAAATATGGCCAGGTAGAAAAATTGTTGAGCAATATCTTGATGATGACTTAACAGAAACTATGGTCGTTGATGATAGTTTCTCACAATCTACTTTCTTACTTTCTAAATTGGTACCTACAACTTATGAAAGAGTTGCTACAATGGGTACAGCTACATTATGGAAAATTATAATGTTAGCTTGGTCATATGAAAATAATTTAGCAATACCCGCTAAAGATGAAAAAAGAGCAATAACGGGTGGTTTATCAAGGTTACTTAATGTAGGATATTCAAAAAATATCGTTAAGTTTGACTATGCGTCCCTTTATCCTTCAATCCAATTAGTATATGATGTATTCCCTGAATGTGATGTAATGGGGGTACAAAAATCTATGTTAAAATATTTCCGTAATATTCGTATCAAATATAAAAGACTTGCTGGTGAATTAAAGAATACTAATCCTGTTGAGTCTGAAATGTATGATCGTAAACAATTACCAATTAAAATTTTTATCAATGCTTATTTCGGATCTTTATCTGCACCTCAAGTATTTCCATGGGGTGATATGAATATGGGTGAAACAATTACATGTGTAGGTCGTCAATGTTTAAGGATGATGATTATGTTCTTTATGAAAAAAGGATATAAACCTCTTGTAATGGATACTGATGGTGTAAACTTTGAAACACCTGAAAATATTGAAAATACTGTTTATATTGGGAAAGGTTTAAATGAATTAACCGAAAAAGGTAAAGAATATAAAGGTATTGAAGCGGACACTGCTGAATTCAATGATATCTTTATGAGAAATGAAATGGGTTTAGATATTGATTATATTGCACCATCATGTATAAATGTTTCTCGTAAAAATTATATTATTAAAATGATGAAAAAGGGTAAGGAGAAAATCAAACTTACCGGTAATACAATTAAGTCTAAAAAGTTACAACAATATGTTGTTGAATTTTTAGATGAAGGTTTGAAATTCTTATTAAATGGAGATGGACTATCTTTTGTAGAACTTTATTATTCATATGTAGAAAAAATTTACAATAAAGAAATACCATTATCTAAAATTGCCAATAAATCACGTGTAAAACAATCTGTAGAAGATTATAAAAAATATATAAAGAAAACAACTAAAGCAGGTACTTTAATGTCTCGTCAAGCACATATGGAATTAATTATTCAAAATGATTATCCTGCAGGTCTTGGTGATACTATCTATTATGTTAATAATGGACAAAAAAAATCTAGTGGTGACGTACAAAAAATAACTAAAGCCACTAAGAAACAACAAGAAGATTATTTTATTACATTTGGTAAATCAATGCCAACGAATTACATCGAGGTGAACTGTTACATGATTCCTGAAAAGGAAATTCAAGACAATCCAAATCTAACAGGTGATTACAATGTTGCTCGTTATTTGAATAATTTTAATAAACGTATTGAACCTTTGTTATGTGCGTTCAAACCTGAAATAAGGGAAGATATTTTAGTTGAGAATCCAAAGGACAGACAATTTTTTACTAAAACTCAATGTGATTTAATAAATGGGTTTCCATTAAAAGAAAGTGGACAAGATAAATTTGACGAGGTAATGACTTTATCTGATAGTGAAGTTTTATTTTGGAATCGTGTGGGTCGTGACCCGTTCTTTATGTATGTAGAAGATAGTTTACAACTTGCTGATCCATATTGGGTTGATCATAATAGAAAAGTGGTATCACTACAAGCTGAAAGTATAAAAAGTAATGAAGATGAAATAATCGAAACTAATGGTAACGATTATGCTTTACATGCTGTCGAGAGTTAGACTACTTGAATAGGGGCCGGCATTGCTCTCATCTTAAGAGCTTTATTAAGATTTTCAGCTTCGCCTGCCTTTCTTTCTAACATTTTATCAGGGCGTAATCTTTCAAGTCTCTGCATCAATTCCTCAATTAGTTTTTGTTTTTCATCTTTAGCTTCAGTAAGTAATGAATTATAATCTAATTTGACCGAACTATCAGGGATTTGAAGGTCCCCTGAGAATTTACCCCATATTCTTGCTAAACCCTCTTTAGCATAAGCAATCAAATATTTTCTAACCCAGTTTTGTGCTGGTTTATTTAAATCACTCCATGTTAATTCATTAGTTTGAACATCTGAAGGTAATTTAACAACATCTTTATTTTCGGCTAAACACGTGTCTCTATCATTTGTTTCATAATACCAATACCAAACTTGAGCATTGTTCATTTGAATTTCTCCAAAATCATATTTACCTCCCGGAACATTCAATAAGTGAACAATTTTTGTTCCTTCAGGTCCCGCAGTAATTCTATATGTCAAATCTCCACCAATTAATCTATTCTTCAAATTTCTATCACCCATTCTAAGTAACAAATCATATGCTGGCAACATAAAATATGAACCTGAAGCGCCTACTTGAGCGAATCCTCCCACACCTCCAAAACCAACTCCTCCCAAACCACCAAAACCTCCTAAAAATGGATCCACAATTGAATCACTCAAAGCAGCACGTTCAAACCACATCATTTCATTGATTTCACGGCCGGCAGGAATTACATATGTTTGTGTATTGGCAGATAATGTAATGTAATCTTTTTTCAAAACCCAATCTCCACCCGCTTGTAAACCTACTATTTTAGAGTAAGCATAAGTCCATCTCGTTTCGTAATCTAAACTTTTAGTTGTAAAAGCTCTACTTAAAGATTGTGTATCAAGATCTAAACCATTCAAAGATGACCATTGAGACTCAATCAACCAATCTTCCACATATTGCTCATATTCTGATACAGATAATTCCAAAAAGGTATCTAATTGTTCTTCAGTTAATTCTACTCCTCTTACAGGAGCACCTAATAAATTTAAAACTTGGGTATATAATTTGTCTCTATCTGCTGGTAATATAATTGTTGAACTCATAAATTATAAATATTTCGTTTTTTGATATATTTTTTGTATCTTTTAAATATGGAATCAATAGAAATTAAGATAAACTATAATTTTTTTAAAGATCTTTTTGACATCGGATGGGATGATGGTAGAGGGTGGAAATCTTTTTATTTCAAAGAAGCTCAAAAATGTTTCAGGAAAAATTATACAAGATTAAATAAATGGAAACAAAATCCGAATGATTTAAAAAAATGGGGTCATTACGAAAATAATAATTGGTCTTGGACAAATAGAATAAATACTCATCCAAATTGTTGTCTATCATTTTACAATTGGGCAATTGAAAGTAATCCAAACATTTTTTACGAAATCGGAAATCCAAATTATCATCGGTACAATGCAAGAAAAATGTGGGAGTTTGTTGATCAAAATTTTGACTTATTTTTTTCAGAATCAATTGAAAAAAAATATTATCGGGAATTAAAAAGTAATTGTCAGAAATCATGGGTTAATGGAAATTTATCTATGATCCCTGTTATTATTAAATTACCATTTATTTTTGATAATGTCACAAATATTGAATATACATTTGACTATGGTGATAGTGGTGATATGAATGGTATTGATCTTTCTTTCAAATGTAATGGAGTAAATAAAACTGTACAAATAAAAAGTGGATCTTTCATAAAATCGAATGATGAATTTTTGGTAAGTGGATCACAAAATAGTTTAGAATATAATTGTGATTATTTTGCTTATGTAAACATTGACAGTTATAAAAATTCAACTTCTTTAATAGTTTTTGATAACAACAAAAAACTGATAAAATCTAATAATTATATCATAGTAAAAAATGATTTAATTAAACATAAAGAAATACAAAATATGTCAATACCACAAAAATTAAATGAAATCGCACAATTATGTTTCAAACAAAATATTGAGTTTATCATGAAAAAAGATGAGAATGTGAATGAAATTATTTATAATTCTGATGATAAAACAATAACAATAACATTTTCTGATTTTGAGAATAAACAATTTGAACAAAATATTGATGAAAAAATAAAAGAACTTAAAGGAGACTTTTAATTAAGTCTTTACTAAAAGATTCCGAATATTCTCCGTCTCCCATAACTTGATCAATTATTCCTTTCTTTTTCTGAAGGATATTATATATAATCTTTTCAACAGTGTTCTCAAATACAGGATAGTAAACGAGAACACTATTTTTTTGACCATATCTATATGCTCTATCTTCTGCTTGACTATGATGTGCAGGGACAAATGACAAATCATTCATAATTACAACTTCGGCAGCAGTCAAAGTAATCCCAACACCTCCAGCTATAATGTTAGAAATAAAAACTTTAACTTTATCTTCATTTTGAAATCTATCAACCGCTTCTTGTCTTCTTTCTTTAGTCATACGACCATCTAATATAACTGAATTTTTTTTGTATTTTTCTTGTATCATATCCAATGTCATAGTAAAATTTGTAAAAACAATAACCTTTTTACCTTGATCTAAACATTTATCAATTAACTCACAAGTTGATGGTATTTTTTCATAAGATATTAATTGTCTAATTTTCATTAAACGATTAATTGTTACACTCAAAGTTTCTTTGTCTTTATTATCATTTGTTATTCTTGTAAACTCCTCTAACTCTTCATCGTACATTTTACTTGTCAGTTCCAAAAATACGGGTGTAATAATTTTTTCAGGAAGATCTAATATATCCGTTTTCATTCTCCTGAGTACTATATTTTTAGTTCTCTCTCTTAGTTCATCTAAATTACTAGCTCCACTGGTGTTCCAAACTTTACGATTACCAACTCTGAACTGATAACCTTTACAATATCTACGGACATAAGACTGCCAATTTAATGTTAATGGAGAATCAACAATTTTCAATAAGTTAAAATAGTTAATAGGTCTAGATGTCATTGGTGTTCCTGTTAATAACCAAACTTTAGGAATTTTTTCAAGTACATCATTCAAAAGTCTTGTTCTGTTAGCGGTAGAATTTGAGATATAATGAGCTTCATCTACAATTGCTAAGTCAAAATTTGCATGAACTAATAGTTTATAATCTTCACTATCTTCACTTTTTTCAGTTGTATGATAATTTTTAATTATGTCATAGTTTATTATATAGAAGTCGAAAGTAGATCCCCACTTACGACCTTCAACAATTAACACTCTTCTATCTGTGTAATTTTTAATTTCTCTTTCCCAGTTAATTTTTAAAGAAGCTGGACATACAATTAGAATCTTCTTTGCTTCACTCTCTAACGAAGCAATAACTGCAGAGGTTGTATTGTGAGTAACAATACAATGTTCAGCCACATATAGTTTATCAGGTGAATCAACTGATATACATATTGCCTCACCCTTTCTTTCTAATTCTATATTTTTTATATATCTACCAACTTTATATTTTTTGGGTGGATTATATAATATTTTCTTTCTTTCCATTTTGAATGGATTCATATCCCCTTGTAATTTAATATTAACACGATATGCAATTTTTCCTTCTTTTTTTATTCCTTTGTATGTGTATTTTGGAATTCTACTCGATTTACGAGCAATGCCACCTAAACTATGTACTATTTCAATTACATCATCGACTAATTTTTCAGATATCGAACAGAATTCAGTTCCTGTAAATTCATTATCTTTTCTTGATTTATTACAAGTACCATCAGTATCCATCAAACCTTGTAATATACTTAATCTATCTTCAATACTACTAAATTTATATATTTCAGGAATAAATTTATCAATTGAAGTACATCCCATTAATTCTAATTCTTTTAAATTTTTGATTAAAGAATTTCCACTGCTAATTTTAGTTACAATAGTATAATCACAATTATCTCCTTTTGTTTTTTTTATATCCAAATCTTCAGGTAATATTTCTTTTATATAATTTATAATTTCATTATCAATGTTACTAAATCTGATTGATTTACCTGAAATACCTCCATCACCTATCAATAGTCCAAGTAAATAAGGATTTATCGGAAGTTTATTTTGATAATCAAAATTTATAGGTTTAACAATTGGTATTTGCCATTTTGGTTGATTATTTTTAGAAATATAATATGTTGATTGTAATTTATTATTTTTTCCTATATTCCTCTTTAATTGTAATGTATCGTCTAATAATTGTTTTGTGGTTAAATCAATTGTTAATGTTTTTCTTGAATTACTATTATTACCGTTTGCTCTTGTTGAAACAGTCCAAATATGTTCATCACAACATAAAATAGAATAACCATCATTAAATGTAACACGGTATAAATCTTTTATTCCTTGTGGAAAAACACCTGTTACATTATATGAATTACCATCACTTCCAATTACTTTATCTCCAATAGTAAGTTCTCCAATTTTTTTTGTTCCATTTGGAGTATAAATTTTAGTATTACTTTCTAATGCTTTTCCCAAACCCATGTCATCGGCGAGAATAAACTTATTATTTGCTAATAACTTTTCAATAGCAATTTTCTGGTGGTCCATCGGAGGTCTAACAGAATATTTGGAATAATCAATTACACGATTTAATTTTTTCTCTTCCTGAACAATAGCGGACTTTGGTAACCATAACGCGTGATTTTGTTGACTATCAATAATTTTACCCCAAATATGAAATGCTTTATCTGATTCACATAATAATTTTTCACACCATATTTTCTCAGGAGTTTTAGGTAATAATCTATCTTCCATAATTTTTTCACCAAAAGTACTAACAATATCGATATATTTTCTAGCGACCTTAGGTGTTACATTATGAAATTTTAAAACATAATCCGATTGTGGTCTTGTTAAGTTAAAAGACTTTTGATTTTTGAATTTATTTTTCCAATCCAATAATTGATTATTCGAACCTTCATATGTTTCTAATATATTTCTTGCTTCAATTTCAGGAATTAACGTCTCCATATTATATATAATATATACAAAAAGAATGAAAACTTGTAGTATTTATTGGAATGGATAATAGATTACCAATCACAAGATTAAGTAAGTTTTTTGGTCAAGATGATTTTGATTTACAAGTTAGAATGGGTCAAGAATATTTACAAGGTGATTTGAATATGAAAATTGTACTTTACAGGGTTGATAGACAAAAAACCGATATTGATGATGTTTATTTGGAAGCAGGTACAGATCAAATAAAATATTTCCCTCCTGTTGAATTTAGGGGTTTAGTTAAAATTGATCCACCTAAGAACGAAACATATAAAGATGGTTTAATTAGATATTTGGAACCAGGTAATATTACAATTTCCACATATCAAAAACAATTGGACGAATTGAAAATAGATATCAGATATGGTGATTATTTGGGTTATGCTGAGTCTGAAACAAAAATGAGATATTATGTTGTAGTTAATGATGGTAAAGTGGTTTCAGATAATAAACATAATATGTTTGGATATAAACCATATTATAGAACAATAATAGGGTCTTTTGTACAAGATGTACAATTTAGAGGAGTTTAATATGGCAACAGCAAAAAGAAAAAAAAGTTTATCAGTCTACAATTCTAACCAAGGTATGTACCGTAGGGAAGAGTTGTTGAAGATGTTGACTACAAATCAAACTAAATTACCACAAGGTATTTTACATGATGATTTGGATAGAGGGTTTTTAGATTACGTCAAGTCCAATTATGTGATTATATCGGATGGGGAACAAATTCCTATCATTGAAAGAATTATGACAATTCAGAGATGGGGGGAATATACTCAAAACTGGCAGTTTAGTGATGGGGATGGTAATGTTGAAATTCCTTTTATTGCAATAATCAGAAATCCTGAAGTTGTTTATGGAACACATCCGTCGAATGCATTTAATGTACCACAAAATGAACTTTGGTATTATGCCGCAGTACAAAATTGGAATGGAACTACGTTAGGTGCTGATGTTTATAAAATCCCTCAACCAACACCAGTTGACATAAAATATGATGTGACAATTATATGTTCTAAATTTAGGGATTTAAATTCAATGAATAAAACCGTTCTTGAAAATCTTACAAGTATGCAGGATTATCAAGTTATTAATGGCCATTATATTCCAATTATGTTAGATAGTATTACAGATAGTTCACCTATCAATACTGTTGAAGGTCGTAGATTTTACGTACAAACTTATAAGTTTTCATTATTAGGTTATTTGTTGGATCCTGAGAAGTTCGAGGTTACTCCTGCTATTAGTAGAACTTTAATTTTTACTGAAGTACCGAATGACCAACCGAGTAAAACAGTCAACCAAATTGCCAATTTGGACATTATAACTGTTAATTTTAGTGCCGATGGACATGACACTGTTTTCAATGTAAATGAAAATATTGGAATTTTACTTTATGTAAAAATTAATGGTCTAACTCAGGAACAAAATATTGACTATTACTTTATAAACGGAACATCAAGAATTGTTTTTTCCGAATCTCCAATTGAAGGTTCCGTAGTTTCAGTTGTTTATATTAAAAGTTTTAGTACTGTATTAATGGATCCATTTGGTAAAATTATAAATGTGGGTAAGGATTATTATACATACACTGGAGGTACTCCTGAATTTATTATTAAAAATCCTTTACTAGAAATTATTAGTGTGGATGTCAATGGTTTAACTGAAATTCAAAATTCAGGTTTTCAAATTTTGGGGAACAATTTAATAACAATGAGTTACAATCCTGTAATCGGTTCAAAAATAGGTATTATATATTTATATTAATATGCCAAACGTTATAACCGATATTACTCAAACCAATCTACAATTACCAAATAGTAAAATATTTCAAATAGATATTGAAAATTTTATTTATACGGGAGGAACTACTTCTTTTACTGTCACTAATTTAATTAAAGGAGTAATTAGTGTTAATATTAACGGTTTAGACAATAACACATCTGTTGGATTTTTTACAATTAATAAAAATACTGTTACTTTTAATGATACATTAGATATACCATCCACTGTTTCAATAAAATATTCTTTTTAATTATTCTCCATAGATATCTTTCTTTTTAGGTTTACAGCTATCTTCAATCCATTTTTGTATAACCTTGTATATTTTGAGTCCTTTTTCGTCACAGTAGTTTTTAATCATTTCATGATGTTTTTTACTGATTTTAACATTTTTCATCTCATTTTTCATTGTTAGATAGAAAAAGATACTTTTTTATCTTTTATATTGAAGATACGGAAATCTTTGAATAAAATAAAGATATTTATTGAATAAGAAATAAAAATTTTAAATTAAATACAATCAATGGCAACTTCAAACAACACATTTGTCTCACCAGGTGTTTACACATCTGAGGTAGATTTGACCTATGTAGCTCAAAGTGTCGGAGTAACGACACTAGGTTTAGCGGGTGAAACAATGATGGGACCAGCTTTCGAACCTATTCTAATTCAATCATGGGATAGTTTTCAATCAACTTTTGGTTCAACTAATCCAATGTTAGATGGTAATGGTAATCCGTCTTATGAACTACCTTATGTAGCTAACTCATACTTACAAGAATCTAATCAATTATTCGTAACGAGAGTTCTTGGTTTAACTGGTTATAAACCATATAATACTTTTTCAATCAAGACTTTAGGTGGTGTGATTGTTGATAAAACAACATACACAACAACTACAGGTATTACTTTCAGTGCAGATACAATAAACCACGAACAATCTAGTTCAATTTATAATGAACTATCAGATAAAACAGCTTATAATGGTTTAAGTGTAACAGATTACATCTATCAAATTGCAAGCGGTTATACATCATCAGATAATGGTAAATGGTTCACAATTGGTTTAGTTCCAAGTACTATTGTAAATTCACAGTCAGGAGCAGAAGTGAAAGGTCCTGTTGCAGGTAATTTCACAATAAACAATTATAATAACAAAGAATGGTATAATGTTTATTATCATCAATCGGGTGCTAGCGATTCAACAATCGATGGTGTTTATTCTTATATTTTTGTTTACAACTATACTGGTAACACATTTAATGTTGAAAGATTTAAGTACCCTGCTGAACTTAATAGTGATTATGCTGGTAACGTAGTTTTGTCTTTAAGATCTAGAGGTCATTATGACAATACAAATACATTAGATCTTGAGGTTGCAGGTGATACTGCTTTTCAAAATGTAGTGACAACTTCATCTAATAACATCGAGGTTAATCCTTTTGCGGAATTTACATTAAATGTAACAGGTTCAACTTTATCAGGTGGAACTTCTTTTACGTTATCAATGGACAGTTCAAGTACTCAATATGCTTCAAAAGTTTTAGGTGTTGCCCCTTTTGATAAATCTTATTCCACTTTCCCATTATATGTTTATGAAATTTATGATAATTTCTTAGTAGATGCATATGAACAAGGTTTTGTTAGAGGTTTGGATATGAATACTTATCAACATATTGATGATGGAGATAGTAAAGATGATTTCTTAACTGAATATATTAAACCAGTTTCTCCATTTGTTGTTTCAGAAGCAAGAGGTGGTGTGGTTCACAATTTGTTCCAAGTATTACCAATCGCGGATGGTGATTCTGCAAACTATCAAATCAAGATAACTATACAGAATGTTAATGTTTCTACTGGTGACTTCGACTTAATTGTTCGTGATTTTAACGATACTGATGATAATCAGGTGGTTTTAGAATCTTGGACAAGATGTAATATGGATCCAAGTTTAACTACATATATTGGATTAAAAATTGGTACTTCAGATGGTAATTTCCCATTAAAGTCCAACTATATTATGATTAGTTTAGACTCTAATGCACCATCAGATGCGTTTCCTGCTGGATTCCAAGGATTTGTTGCTAATAACACTTTCTCAGGTTATAACAATGATGGTAGTGATGCAACAGGTAAAACTGGTAGTGTAATGTATAAAACAGAATACTTCAATGCAGGTGATGTGTATTCTTATAATCCTGATGGTAGTCCTAATATTTCAAGTGGTGATATTTTGAGAAAAGTTACTTTAGGTCTATTCTCTTCAGCAACTTCGGCTCAACCTACATCTTATGATAATAGTTTATTTCAATATAAAGGAAAATCTGCTGGACAACAAACGAAAGGTTTCCACTTGTCAGTAAATGCATCAAGTATTACTGATACAGATGGTAACTATCTATTTGAAACTACTCCATATGATTTGGAAGGTCAATCAGGTACCAATAACCCTCTAACTAATAAAAGTTATTGTAAATTTACTTTTGCAGTATGTGGTGGGTTTGATGGTTGGGATATTTACAGACAATCAAGAACTAATACAGATGGTTATATCTTTGGTAAACCATTGTATACCGCTTGTAATACAAATAACGGTGGTGTATTCAGTTCTACAATAGGCAACTCTGATTACTACGCTTATTACAAGGGTATTCAAACTTTTGCAAACCCTGAAGCAGTTGCCATTAATGTGTTTGCAACTCCTGGTTTGAATTTCAATGATCATTCTTCATTAACAACTTTGACAATTGACATGATTGAAGTAGATAGAGCAGACTCTATCTATATTATTAATTCACCAAATTATAATACTTCACAACAAGTTATTTCAGCTTACCAAAATATAGGGTATGATAGTAATTATTCAGCAATTTATTTCCCTTGGATTCAAGTGTTGGATACTTATAATTCTACACAAATTTATATTCCACCAACAGGTGAAGTTGTAAGAAATATAGCATTAACCGATAATGTTGCATATCCTTGGTTTGCGTCAGCTGGTTATACTAGAGGTTTAGTAAATTCTAATAAAGCAGCTTTCAAATTGACACAAAGTGATAGAGATTTACTTTACACTAACGCAATTAACCCAATTGCAACATTTTCTGATACAGGTACAATTATTTTTGGTAATAAAACTTTACAAATTAGGGATTCAGCTTTGAACAGATTAAATGTAAGAAGATTGTTATTACAAGCTAGATTATTAATATCTGCAGTAGCTGTAAGATTGTTATTTGAACAAAATGACGATACAGTTAGACAAGAATTCTTAAGATTAGTAAATCCAATTTTAACCCAAATACAAAAGGAAAGAGGTTTAACAGATTTCCGTGTAACGGTATCTAGTGATCCTTCTGACTTGGATAATAATTTGTTGAGTGGTAAAATCTACATCCAACCTACTCGTTCTTTAGAGTTTATAGATTTAGAATTTATTATCACACCAACAGGTGCTTCATTCCAAAATGTATAATAAAAATAATAAAAAACAGAAAGGGGTCCAAAAGGATCCCTTTTTTGTTCCACATGGAACAATAATAATATAATAATTATAAAATTTTATTTACCCCAGTATACTAGTTCTAGTTATTATAGTATTTATTTGTATATTTTATTCTTTATTATATGTATTATTAATAACTGGTCTAGTAAAAAACTACGGAAAAAAAATGACAAAGTCAAGTATTTCCCGAAAAAAATTTATTTTTCAATATACATATATTTATAAGAAACAGAATAATTAAAACAAAATTTTAAAAAAATAGAAAATGGCAGATTTATTAATGAAAATGCCGGTTCCATATGAACCGAAAAGGGAAAACCGATTTATCGTTAGATTTCCATCATCAATGGGTATTAACGAGTGGTATATTACTTCATCTCAAAGACCTAGTGCTAAAATCAATACAGTTGCAATACCATTTATCAATACTTCAACATATGTTGCAGGTAGATTTGAATGGAATACAATGAAAGTTAAATTTAAAGATCCAATTGGTCCTTCAGCAGCACAAGCTCTAATGGAATGGTTCCGTTTACATGCTGAATCTGTTACAGGTAGAATGGGATACGCTGCTGGTTACAAAAAAGATATTGATTTAGAAATGCTTGATCCGACAGGAGTTGTGATTGAAAAATGGATTTTACAAGGTACTTTCTTAACTGATATTAACTTTGGTGATTTAGATTACTCAAGAGATGAAATTGCAACTATCGATTGTACTTTACGTCCTGATAGATGTATTTTAGTTTACTAAAATTATACTATAAAAAAAATACATATTAACCGATATCCTATTTTGTGGGTATCGGTTTTTTTATTTAAAATCTTTACTTTATCATAGTTATTATATAAATTGATATTATGGAAGAATCACTTAAAATTGACCCAACAATACAGTATGATGTGGTACCATTACCATCTCAGGGAATTTATTATAAAAACAAAAAGAAATCATTAAGGGTAGCTTATTTAACTGCTGCTGATGAAAATATTCTTAGCTCTCCAAATCTATTGGAAAGTAATACCGTTATTGATGAATTACTTAGGAGAAAAATTATAGATAGGGATATCCCTTTTGATGAAATTGTAGATGAAGACAGACAAGCTATATTAATATTTTTGAGAAATACTGCTTTTGGAAGTGAATTCAAAGTAACAATGACAGACCCATCGAACAAAAAGGAATTTACTACTACTGTGGATTTATCAATAATAAAAGTAAAAGAGTTTAACCTAGAAGCCGATTCAAACGGAGAGTATGATTTCTTCTTACCCCTTAGTAAAAAAAATATAAAATTTGTTTTTTTAAATAAAAAACAAGAAGACGAAATTCAAAAGATTAGAAACGATATTTCATTAACAGTTGTACCATCTAACACCAAAAGGTTGGAAATGATGATAAAGTCCGTAGACGGAACAAGAGATCTTATGGCGATTTATAATTTTATTCAAACAATGCCAATTAAGGACTCACAATCATTCAGAAGATTTGTTAACGAAAATAAACCAGGTTTAGACCTAATTGTTGATATTACTGCCCCATCAGGAGAAAAGATTCCATTGTTAGTGGAGTTTGGGGTTGACTTTTTTCGTCCCTTCTACGGAATATAAAAAAAATCAAATTTATACTACTATTTTCCTGTTAAAACATGGTTTCACTTATACCGATGTTTTGAACATGCCGATTTTCGAGAAAACAAATATAGTAAGTATATTGATCGATGCACTAGAAAATCAAGAGTAACCTATTTATATAATAAGAAAAATTTGATTTATGCAAACTAAAATAGATGACAAATGGGTAGAAAAATTAAAAGAAGCAGATAGAGAACACCCAGGTTGGGGGTTACTTAAAGGCTTTGAAAGTTCTCTTGAAACGGCAGGAAATGTTGTCTCATCATTAGGTTCAGTTGCAGGATCTTTTTTTGTTGATACAAAAGCAATAGATAATTATAGGATTAGTTTGACCGATTTAGAAACCACATTGGGTGGTTTAGTTTCTGGTATATTTCAAGGTGGAGGAATCGGAGGAATTATTACAGACTTGACAAATACAAGTTCAGCGGCTATTTCAAAAGTTATTTCCTCGTTTGCATCTTTAGATGCTGCAATGAGAAAAAACATGGAAGGTATTGGTGGATATTATGGGGAATTTGCCGATGCTATGAGGGATCAGACTTTGGATATAACCGCTGCAACCCAAGGTATAGGAGTAGGTGCAACTGATGTTATTAATGGTTTAAAATCACTATCAGAAAGTAGTGGTAGGATGGCTCTTTATGGGACTGAAACAATGAAAACAGCTTTGACAGCTTCTGCTGCTTTTACCAAATCAAACACACAAATACTTGAAAACGCTGAAAATTTTAGAAACGTAGGATTAGGTTTAGCAGATGCGGGAAGAGAGATTACCAAAATAGGAGAAGGTTCTTTAAAATTAGGACTGAATGCGAAAGAGGTAAGTGATACTGTAATTAAGAGTTTGGATAAAATGAATCAATTTGGTTTCAAAAATGGAGTAGAAGGATTGGGGAGAATGGTACAACAAGCTCAGTCTTTAAACATTGATATTAACAAAACATTAAGTATAGCGGAAAAATTATTTGACCCATCCCAAGCTATAGACTTAAGTGCTAACTTACAGGCTTTAGGAGGTGCGTTTGGTGACTTTGCCGACCCAATCAAATTGATGTACGATGCTACTAATAATGTAGAGAATTTACAAGACAGTTTAATAGGTGCAGCTAAAAATTTAGCAACATATAATGCTGAACAAGGAAGATTTGAAGTATCAGGTGCAAACCTTAGAAGAGCAAATGAAATGGCCAAAACATTGGGAATGTCCACTGGAGAATTAACAAATATGGCAGTTAAGGCTGCATCTAAATTTGAAGCTTTATCTCAGTTAGATATGTTCCCAAGTATCACAAATGAACAAAAAGAATTCCTTTCAAACCTTACCACAATGAAGGAAGGAAAAATAGGGTTTGATATTCCAAAAGATATTGCACAAAAAATGTTCGGTACAGGAGCAGAGGGAGGATTTAAATCTATAGATGAAATGGCAGGACATATGGACGAATTTATGAAAATTCAAAAACAGATGTCCGATATGAAACCAGAAGATTTGGCAAGGGCTCAATACAACGCAATTACAAATATTTTGGACGATGTAAATGCAATTGCTTATCATATGGGTGCTAATGTTTATAGAAGTGATACACAACAAGATATGAGAAAAATTATGAGTGATTTCTCCAAAACACTTCATAATGAATTGAGTCCTGAAAAAATAAAAGAAGCAGAAAAATCACCCGGTGGAATAACAGAACTTGCTAAATCCATAGGTCCAAAATTCCTTGATGCTTTTAAAAATTTAGGTGAAGATGCAGTAAAAGGTATGTTTGAAACTGTTGAAGGTAAAACAGAAGGGGATAAAACTTATAATTCAGTTAAAACTTTTCTAAAAGATTCTATTGATAAAATACAAAGTGTTTCAAAACCAATATTTGAGAAGGGTAAAGAAGTAGGTAAAGATTTATTTGGTTCAAATTATAATCCAAGAAAACAAAAGAGTGAACTACAGAATAATGCAACAAATAATAGTAAAATAGAATTGACTGTAGCATTTGCAGGAAATGTTCCATCATATGCAAAAAATGCTTTCGAAAGTTCAGAGTTCAGAACTGGACTAAGTACCGCTTTATCAAGTAGAATTGCGAAAGGTGATTATACATCACCTAAAATAACAATACTCCCTAATACTTAATAAATTCTTTATTTAAATCTATTTATAGAAAACAACAATAATGCCGAGTTACTTAGATTTTAATTCTACAAACAATTTTAGAAAGGTTCTAATAGGAAGGACGTTACAACAACCTAATGGACCCCAAACATTTACAAGTAACAACTATGAAGCATCATCGTTATTAGATTTACCCAATATTAGTGGAGGTGGTGTAACTGAGGATCAATTATCTGAATTAAAACAATCTAAAACTATTAATATCTACAAACCAAGTGAATATTATGAAAAAGATTTGGAAGTTTTACCACGAAACGCTAATTTACAACTCTATCCATATTTTGCAGCAAGTGATCATTCTTTAGTCGGTATTGTTGGACAAACAGACAACACCAACAACGAGTCTGCACTTTATAAATTTGCGGTATCAAATATACTTAATAACCCGAATGGACCTGTTCATTCACGAATAGCACAAAATAATTTATCTGCCGGTAATGACGCTAATAGTTTGAGTACTCTTTTCAATAGTAATCAAAATACTGTAGGTAATATAATTGGAGGAAAGCAACCATTAGTTAAAGTTAATAATTCGATTACAGTTGATCCAAATGCTAAAACAAATGTAGTTAATTTTTTTGGTGTACTTGAAGGTACGGATTCCTATGAAACAACAATACCTGGTCAATACTTAACAAACCCAAACAATCCATTTGGTTCAGGACCATCAACAACAGTTGGTAATTTTGTTCAAGATGCCACAGGAGTTTTAGGTTCATTATTGGGTGCTAAAAACCCATTAGCGTTACAACAAAGACCATCTGATTTATTTTTTGAATATTTGGGTAGTAATCAAAAACAAAATTTATTAGATAATTTATCATATAATTCATATGCCCCTGATTATTCATCTACGGCAATGGGTTTAACAAGTACAGGTGGTCCAAATATTGCAGGATCACTTGGTATTGGTTTATTAAGTGCAGCAGGATTAGGTAATCCACCATCAACGGCATATATTGGTGACGATAGGATACATGATGTTTATTATGCAATGAATGACTTCAATGATAGACCTGTAAGAAGTCCATATTATTTAAGTCTTTTATTTGATCCTGTACAAACAAAACTTTTACAAATAGACACCAATATCGGAGAAAATGGTAGAATAGGTGGTAATTTAGTTTGGATGAGTTACAACTCAACTAAATTGAATAAACTAGGTGCAGATAATCAACAATGGAATGGTCAATCTTCGGATTTTTCAAATATAGAATCAACCAATTTTGTGTTCCCCGAAAATTCAATATTAGGCCAAACACAAGATTTATTAAATACATTACCAAATACGGGTGGATCGGCAAGAGCTCACGTAGCTAATGTTATTGACCAAACCAGTAGAATTTTTCAAGATGGGGATGTGTTTATGGCAAGAGGTGCTGCCGTTCAATATACCGACCAATATGGTCAACAAAAGGGTATAGAATTTTGTAGAACATGGACAAAAGATAGACCCTATTATTCGTATTCAGATTTAATGCCGTTAGCATCAAACACTAATGATATTAAACAAAAGAAATACATTCCAACATCCACACCTTATAGAAGAACTAACATAAGAAAGTACGATTCAAGTGTTTTATCATCTACTTGGAACTTGAACATAGCACCAATGTCAGATGGTAATAAAGGATTTACTAATTCTACAAATATAAGTTCAAGAACTGCAGGTGGAAAAGATTTTTACGCAAAAAAATACATGTTATCTATTGAAAATTTAGCGTGGGCAACATCAAATACACCAGGTTATACCGTTTCTGACTTACCATTTGATGAACGAGGACCAAATGGTGGTCGAGTTATGTGGTTCCCACCATATGATTTAAAAGTTTCTGAAAACAATACTGCATCTTGGGAAAAAAATATGTTTATAGGAAGACCAGAACCTATTTACACATATCAAAATACAACAAGAACAGGTCAACTTTCATTTAAAGTAGTTGTAGATCATCCAAGTATTTTAAATTTATTAACAAGAGAGTATTTTAAAAATGTACCTGACGATCAGGCTGATAATTATATAAACGCATACTTTGCAGGTTGTCAGGATTTAGATTTTTATACATTGGTAAGAACTTACACTAACTTAAATGATACTGATATAAATTTAGTATTAAGTTATTTGAACAAAAATGCTGATCCACAAACAATATCTAATTATAAAACACAAACTATTCCACCTGCAACCCAACAACAACCAACAACACCAACGGGAACGGAAGTAACTTTACCAAATTCAGATTTATTTTTTCGAAATGATTATCCAATTAATAATGGTACAGGTATAAATGAGTTCAAATCAATAGACCCTTATAGTATTTTTGTTAATGAAATAACAGGAACGACATATCAAAATATTGCAATTAATAATTTAACGAATGGTATTAACAATATTTTAACATCCCCAACAGACGGAAATGACCTTTCAGATTTAAAAATATTATCAAGTTATACAGATATCAAGACTGCTCAAAATAACGTGAGTTCAATTATAACAACTAACACAAGTTCATTACAGAAAGATTTTATAATTGAATCTGATAGTTACAACAATCTTGTAATTTTCATCCAAAATTTGAAAACAGATATCAATAAAGGTAATTTAAATGGACAACAAGTTGTAATAAATATTCAATCTTCATCATCCTATGTTGGTGATTTAACAAATAATTTAGCTTTATCAATTAGAAGATCACATTCAATTATTTTGGATATTTTGAATCAATTAGTTGAACCAGGAACCGATGTACCCGACAATTGGGGTAATTATATTTCATCATTCCCACCAACAAATAGTGGGTCATATACTACAAGTGTCTCTTATGATTTTTCAACAGATTTAAAATTTCAAAACGGAATTCATGGAACATTAATTATTAAGACATATAATAATGGAACGGCTACAGGAGTTTGTGCAGAGAAAACAAATTTTCATAATCAAAATTTACAAATATTTTCACCTATTGCATATGGGTGTAGAAAATCAAGTATATCTTCAACATATACACCACAACCACCTCCTTCAACAACGACCACTAGTAACACTGCAACAACACCATTAACCAAAACTGCAATTGTACAAAACGGAAAAGTAACAACTAATCCAACATCATCCAAACCTTCAATTGATACAATTAAAAAAATTATTGCTAAAACATTACAGGAATCGTATTATTTCAAACAATTAGAAGATACAAATCCAATAGCATTTAAATCTTTAAGAGAAAAATTAAAATATTTCCATCCAGGTTTTCATTCAATGACTCCCGAGGGATTAAATAGTCGTTTAACGTTCTTACAACAATGTTTAAGACCTGGAGACACTATACCAATTAAGGGAACGTCAGAACCAAGTGATATTGGTGCTAGAAATACAACTTTCGGACCACCACCAATATGTGTATTAAGAATTGGTGATTTTTATCATTCTAAAATTGTAATTACAGATTTGAATATAACTTATGAAGATTCAACATGGGATTTAAATCCTGATGGAATCGGAGTACAACCAATGATTGCAAATGTAACTTTACAGATTGCCTTCATTGGAGGTCAAGGATTAGAAACTCCTGTTAATACATTACAAAATGCTTTATCATCTAATTTTTATGCAAATACTGAAATGTATGATGAAAGATCAACAGATACCAATACAACTATTGGTGGACAAACTGTTGAAGCATTCACAAAATCTTTCTTAGATGACTTACAAAAACCCTCACCAAAAACAGCCAGTTCTAATAATAATAGTAATGGTAATAAATTGAGTTCCCAAAAATACATTGGAGATTTACAAAATTCATCTTCAGATGGTACTGATGGTCAATTAGAATATATAAAATTAATTACTGATGTGTTTACACAAACTACATCATATTTTACAAAATTTGAATCAACTTATAATGGAATTTTAACTAATTATGGGTCTTATGTTGTTGATATGTTATTGTCAAACAATTATAGAACAATTAATCAATACAATATTTTTAATCAAACATCACCAACACCACAAGATGTAATAACGTTATTTGGTTTATTTACACCACCATCCGATTCAACATCAAATATTACTGTTTTTGGTAATAATTTATTATCAGCATTAAATGGGTTATCATATTCGGATCTTTGTACAATTTTTGGTTTTAATTTCCTTACAGATAGTAAACAACAAATAGTTAATCAAATTCTATTTCCTTGGTTATTAAATTACGTAGGTACTGTTATTGAAAATTTAAATCAAGATAAAACAATTAGTACATTCGAATCAACAAGAAATAATTTAATAAGTTGTTTAGATAAAATGAATTTTATTGTCCAATATGGATCGGATGGTCAATTGACATCAGATACTGTTGGAATAATGGCAACTTTGGATGGATTTGTTTCTTCTGATTTCTATTCTAATTATAGTACTTGTATTGACTATATTAAATCAAATACTAACGAATATTTATATACACATTTCAATAATGACATTAATTTTAATGGTTCATATACATTTACAAATAATCAATTAAGTGATATATTGGCAGTATTCCTAAATGGGCAGACGGATAAAATATTAGGTTTGTTCTCATCTAATTCATTATTAAATGACAATAATACTGTGAATAAAATGACTAAATCGTTAAATAAATTTATTTATAAACCAGCAGAAATTACTTTCAAAACTAACGGAACATTAACATCACCGACTGTTTCATCAGTTGAATTTGATATCAGTAGTATTGATAATATAACAGATCAAACGATGTTAAAAAATTTACAGAATTTAAATTCTAATAATGTTCCCCCAATAAATAATTCTTTAAATTACTATAGAAATCCAAATTCATGAGTAGAAGTTATTTAAATAGATATCAATATTTTGTTAATGATTCAGGTAATTTCAATATAGTACCGGGAATTGAACTACCAATTAAATCAACCGATCAATATGTACAATACAAAAAAGGAAAAGATAGGTTAGATAAATTATCACAACAATATTATGATTCACCATTATTTGGTTGGTTAATCATGCAAGCGAACCCATCAGCGGGTGGACTTGATTTTCTAATACCTGATAATTATATTCTTAGGATTCCTTTTCCGTTAACAACAACTTTACAGGATTATAAAACAGCGGTAGACACGTATAACTTATATTATGGCCAACAATAATTTATCTGGTAATGAAAATATATTAGTAAAAATAGATCAAAACAATTTAATTTATATTGATCCGAATAATGTCATTGACAGTACAGGAAAAATAGTACCAAGAGGAATTGAACAAGAAAAATTAGTTACATATGTTAATTTAGAGGCTGATATAATACCAAGAACAATATTAGCTGCTAATAATGATAAAATAACATATACCTCAATTGCTAAAGGAACTCTTAATTTTCTAAAAAATCAAGATGGTCGTGATTACGATACAACATGGACTAATTCATATGGTGAAACTACATTAAACAGCGTTAGTGGAAATATATCAGGAAATTTTTCTAAACCAGATACATCTGGTCAATCATTAGGAATCTCTTCAATTAGTATTTTAATTAAAGGAGCTAACTTTGTTCCTCAAGTTAATATCAATTTTATAGATGTTAGAGGAAAAACATTATTTGAGGCTCCAGATGATTCACCTTATAATGCGTTTTTTCATTTACCATGGCCAATATTCTATTTGACCGTTAAAGGATATTATGGTCAAGCAATTAGATATAGATTACATCTCGTAAAGTTTAGTTCGAAATTTAATGAAGCGAACGGTAATTTTGAAATTACAACAAACTTTGTAGGTTCTACATATGCATTTATGAATGATATACCACTGAAAGGTGTTTTAAACGCCCCTTACATGTATAGTTATGACAATCAAACACCTTCAACTAAACAATATAATGCACAATCTCAAACATATAATGTAACAGTTAATAAATTATCAAGAGGATATGAATTATTAACATCTGTTTATGCTGAGTACAAATTAATGGGATTATTAGATCCGAATTTTCCTGTCAAAACTTTGAAAGAATTAGGAGAAACAGCTAAAATTCTTGATAAAATTTTAGAAAGAGAAATCTTTTCAGGAAAAAATAGTGGTATTGATCCCAAAATTTTACAAGCAATGAAACAATTAGGTGAGGCAGTGGAAACTTATCAAAGAGACATAACTACTTGGAAAAATCGATATTCAAAAAATCAAACTTTTACCAATAATAATATTGTTTATAATTATTTGGTTGGTAATGGAGAAGATGCTACAACATTAAAGAATATAATAGGAACCTCAAGTAACACATTGGAAAATATCATTTTAATTAATAATAAAAAAATCCAAGATGTTAACGACCTAATTAATTCTGTAAAAAATAAAAATAAAGATTTACCTGTAGTAAACATTCAAACAATTTCATTTGATAAAACCTTATATTCTTCGAAAGAAGGATTAGTTGGTGTTGCAATATCATATATCTTAAATTTGGTAAATGATATTGCTAACAAATACAATCAAGAAAAACAAAATATAGATAATTTTTTAGAAAAACGAATCAATACAGTATTAAAAGATCCTAAGTTAGGTATTGGATTTGAACCAACAATTAGAAATATTTTTGCGGTAATTTGTGCTAATGCAGATGTTTATATAAGACTTTTAAAAGAAACACATCAGAAAGCATTCGATGCTGGTCCAAATCGAAAAAACATGGTGAATCAGTTTTCAATCGAGACTAAAAATAATAACAACATTTATCCTTGGCCTGAAATTAGAAAAAAAACAGATAAAGGAAAACAACAAGTTATAGCTTACCCAGGTGAAGCTGAATTAATAAGTAAATTACAGTCAGATAAAGCAAGTATATGGCCTGAAGTACAATTTTTGGAAAATTATTATAAAATAACTACATTGTCAGTAGATCCAAATGGAACAAAAGAGGCAACAGCTAGTAATGTAAATTTTATATTTCCAAATAATTTACCCACTAAAAATGTACGAAGTGTTTCTACATCATCTAATTTGTTTTATAATATTCCTTATTATAATCAAACACCATCCTCATTTATATATGAAATATGGGAAAGATGTTATTTCTTTTCATTATTCGATTCGTTCAATTCGGAAACAATAAATGAATTGGCTCAAGTTGAATTTGATAATAATATTAAAAATATCATTAATAATGGTTATAATGATAATAGTGAACTTATAAGTTTACTAAAAACAATTACAGTACCTATGCCAACAGGAAATGTTCAGTTGTTTACTGTAATTCAAAATATGTTATCACAATTATCACCATTTCAAGGAATGTCATATTATAATGATCAATTACCAACAACACCATATTTGATTAATGTTATGAACAATCCGTTTAAAACGGAACAGTACATTAATATAACAGATACTAATAACAATGATTCATCATATACCAAAACAAGTCAATTTCTAAATAGCTATCAAAACGAACCATATAGAAATGACATTTATCCTTTTAGTTCATCCCTTTATAAACAATATGTAGAAAAATATAATCTTAATATCAAAGGGTTATTTAATATCGATACTATAAATGGATTTATTTGTTCACCTAAGAAAAATAATTTTTACGTTAATTCAGTTTATACTACTAATCTTTTTGTAAACGATTTAACAATTGGTTCAACTAAAATTAATATAGTAAACACACCATATTTTCATAACCAACTTTTTACTGATTTCAATAGTGAAGGTGTTTATGGGAAATATAAAGGATCTGCTTATTTATTATTAAACTCATTACCTTTTAATGATTTATTTAATTCAAAAGATAATATTTTTTATTCTTCTATTTTTAAGGAAATTGGAGCAACACATTTTATTCCGTATCATTTGATACTTAAATGGGGTTCAATTTATCATAGATATAAAAATTATTTATTAAATGGAGTTGATATACTTCAAGGAAGTTTAAACAATAATTTTCAAACACAACCAGTCAATATAAGTGAATTTTTTGACAATAATACAAATGATACTTTCAGTATAGATTATGGAGGAAACACTTATGACATTTCATATTCATATGAAAATAACATGGGTATTCATCCGTTTTATGATGCTATATTTCATCAAATCATAAATGGATATGATCATTATAATGTTTCAGAAGGTAGTTCATCCTTTGAGGCAAATGTTTCCGCTGGTGGTATTATTGAAGTAGTACAACAAAATGGTAATGATTTAAATTATTTTACACAATATGTAGATAACTCAAAATACGACTCAACAGATTTGAGATATACGTTATTACCAAGTTGTGCCTTAAATAATACACTAAATAAAGATCAATTTTTAAAGAACAATGAAGATTATTTCAGAGTTATATGGAGCGATTTAGATAGTAGTTATATAAATGATACATTAAGTGGACAAACATTTCCATCACCATACGATTATAATTATTCATTAATTGATGGATACTCACTTTCAAAAAATTATTTGAAAATAATCGATTTAATGGGTACATTTTCACCGAACATTTTATCTGAGTTCGAAACAATGTTTTTAGATTTTGCTTCAGATATCGGTGCAACAACAAATATTGAAACACCAAATCCTAAATTTTATAATACAAAATATGTACATTTTCAAAATTTATTGAGAGATATGTTCTCAGTAACAGGATTAACAAAATCTTCAAATGGTATTACATTTGTTAATTCTTTGAAAGACGCACAAATTCAAAATTTAGAAAAAATTACAACAGTAATTTTGGATGATCATAATTTAGTAAAATTAACAATGGCAAATCCAAAAGAATTAGACGCTCACGTACTAAATGGATTTGCACAAACCTCATCAACAAATACTTTAAGTTGGAATCCATTTGATCTCTCACAAGAAACACAAACAAATTTGAATTTAATTGATTTATATTTAGGTCAAGATATTGATAATAGTTATAGAGATTTTTTCATATTGAATAATATTGAATTAAATGAAACTAACATACTATTGTTTAGACCTTTAATTCTAATTTTTGCGGGATTTTTAAATAATCCAAATTTTCAAGGAATGACTTTTCCTGATTATGTAAAAAATTACATAATTCAAAGTAAAAGTCCTAATAATCCAAATTTAACACCTGATGGTTTCAATAATAGATTTATACAATTTATTACAACCTTATCCAAAAATTTTGCCGGATTAACATTACCACCAAGTGATAATCAACAAGACTCTACAAATATTTCTGGAGGATATAATAATACACCAATAAAAATAGATTTATACAATCATTTTAAATCTTTTAATGATAAATGGGTTGCGGGAAATTCAATCGGACAACGATCGTTGATTGAAGAATTTTTATTTTTAGATAGAAGAAATAAAGATATTGGTGATGAATATTTTTTAGATATTCAAAAATTAATTCCAATTATTGATGAAAGAAATAAAGATATAAATTTATATGAAGCAATTTCATTATTAATTGAAAATTCAGGTTTAGATATGAGACCTTTACCAGCCTATATCAACTTCTATGGAACTAATTATAATAATAAAACAAGAACAACTGCATCAAGTAAAACAGCAGGAGACTTGTTTGGAACATTTTTGGAGGTTGATTATCAAGATGCGTCACCAAAAATTGTTATTCAATTTGTTGGAGACAACTCCAAACATTTAGATAATGGAAGTTCGAATAATACTTTTAATGACGATAGTTTCAATTGTTCAATGGTAAACAATAATCCACTTTTATTAACAACGGCAAATGTTGTTAGTCTTGGTGATTTAACTAAGTCAAATAAAGCAGTTTCATTTGAAGTTAGTTTTGGTGATCAAAATCAAGGTATTTTTAAATCAATTCAATTGGATCAAACTTCAATTAGAAATACCGCCGCATCATCATATGTTTTAGAAGCTTTAGCAAGATCTGAAACAGGTGCTAACGCTGCAAGTATGGATGTAAGTCTATTCGATTATTATAAAACCGCAGCTTATAGTTGTGAAGTTACTATGTTAGGAAATGTAATGATTCAACCTACAATGTTTTTTTATCTGAAAAATGTACCTATGTTTAGAGGTTCATATTGGATAACAGAAGTAAATCATAGTATTAGAAATAACCAAGTAGTAACGACATTTAAAGGTGCAAGAGTCCCAATCGGAGGATTCCCTGATCCTAAAGATTCGTTTGTGTCATCATATAAGACTTTATTCGACAGGTTAACGGCCAACGCAATTAAATTAGTCCAATTAGAAAGTACAATAAATCCTGTAACCGATATAATAGTTCACGATTCTAATATTGGGTTTGTGGTTACAGAACCAGGTATTTTACAAAAATGGGAAACCCCAAATACATTAATTACATCTTATGCAGGTAGAACTGCTTATGGGGTACCATTTAATGGATGGGGACAAGGAACTGACGGTAAATTTGTACAACTTGTAAATTATAATGGGACAACATGGTTAAGAGCAAATGTAAAAAGGATGGTTGAAGCCGATTATGGTACGAGAAATATGATGATGTTAAATTCATTACCTAACAACTCGTTCGGTATAGTAGATTGGAATTCCGTTTCTGGTTTAACAACAACTAAAAGTTTTTTCACTTTAAATTATGAATTTTTTGCATCAAATGGGAAAGGACAAATTAGAAATGAAATATATTACCCAAATAGAAATAACCAACCACAAGGTGGAATTAAATGTACCTTTTTTAATCCTGCTAATAATAAAAAAGTACCTCTGACAACAACGTTCAGTTTTACAACAGTAAACAATGTTAAAGTAATTAATCAAATAGAAGGACCTATAGATACATTTGTTCCAACTGGTTATGGAATTAGTATGTCATCTAAATTAATGAGTGATTTAGGTTTATCAGATGGTGATATTGTTTATTTCGATGTTGATAATAATGATATTATTAACGGTATTGAGAATTTAGCATCTCCATCAACATTAAATGGTTACTAATAATCAAATTATTACAATTTTCTTGATATTTATATAAAAAACCTTTATGGATAATAATAAATTAAAAAATACCATGGATCAATTTTTAAATCCAAAAAAGATTCAAAATGTATCTAATGATGGTATGGAAAGAGAAGAATGTGATTTAGTAACAGGAGAATGTTATACAATCAGAGAAAAAGACGGAATTGTAGAAAGAATAAATAAAAAATACGTTACAAACGACGGTAGACAATTATTACAAGATTAATATTATGTTAGAAAAAAAATTAATGGAAGAATTAAATCGTTATAAATCCATAAATGGATACAATTATGGTAACGGAAAAAAAATGATTATGGAACAAGAAGCACCAGTAGACCCAACAGCAGGTGCAATTCCTCCACCACCAGCAGGTGATGCAGGAGCAGTTCCCCCACCTCCTACAGCAGATGATGCTGCAGGTGCAGTCCCTCCACCACCGGCAGGAGATGAAGGTGCGATGCCTCCGTCAACAGACACAACTGAAGAAGTGGATATTACTGATTTAGTTAATATGACAAAAAGTATCAAACAAGATCTTGACGATAACAGAAATGACTATAGTGGTGCAATTCAAAAAATGGATGACGTTTTTACTAAGTTAAATGATTTAGAATCAAAACTTAGTGAAATGGATGCATTAATGACAAAAATCGATCAATTAGGTGAAAAAGTTGAATCAATGAAACCTGAAACACCTGTTGAAAAATTAGAAATGAGATCTTTGGATTCTTATCCGTTTAATGAAAAACCTGACGAATTTTTTAGTCATAAACAAGATGAAATGAGAAAAAGCGGTAAAAATGAATATGTTTTAACTAAAGATGATGTAAATACATACTCTAACGACCAAATTAAACAAACATTTAACCCAGAACAAAAAGAAAATGAATATAAGTTCTAAAGTAAAGTTTCTTTTAGAGGTACAATTACAAGTAAAAATTAACCATTGGCAAACAAGAGGGTATGCTAGACATAAAGCTTTTGACCAATTATACGAAGAATTAGGTGATTTAATTGATACCTTTGTTGAAACGGCAATGGGTAAGTATGGTAGATTTAAACTGGAAGAAGAGGATACATCACTTTCATTAGTTAATCTATCTGATTTAGATATCAAAAGTTTTATGAAAACTTCAAAAGAAGCACTTATTCAGTTTACAACAGAATTTGAAAAAGTTGACACAGATTTAATGAATATTCGTGATGAAATCTTAGGTACGTTTAACCAAATAAGTTATTTACTTACTTTAGAATAAAAAATAAATTTTTTTAAAAATAATTGAACCCGGATTTTTTAATTCGGGTTTTTTTTTGTATATTTTATACATAAGATTTTAAAAATTTAAATTTAAACAACATGAGTACATTTGATGCAGTACTACAACAGTACGAAAAAAACAAAAACACCGCAGGCGGTAATCAAAACAAAGTATCACAAGAAGAAAGAATGAAAAAGTATTTCACAACTGTATTACCTAAGGGTACAAGAAGTGGTGAAAAACGTATTCGAATTTTACCTACAAAAGATGGTTCTTCACCATTTGTAGAAGTTAAATTCCACGAAATCCAAGTGGATGGTCAATGGATGAAATTATATGATCCAGCACAAGAAGGAAAACGTTCCCCATTGAATGAAGTTTATGAAGCTTTAACAATGACAGGTGTTGAATCAGATAAAGAATTAGCAAGAACCTATCGTTCTCGCAAATTTTATATTGTTAAAGTTATCGATCGTGATAATGAACAAGATGGACCAAAATTTTGGAGATTTAAACATAATGCAAAGCAAGATGGAATTTTAGACAAAATTGTACCTGTTTGGAGAAATAAAGGTGATTTAACCGATACTCAAAAAGGTAGAGATTTAATTCTTTCTTTAACATTAGCTAAATCAGGTAACGGAAAAGAATACACAATAGTAAATTCAATCATTCCTGAAGATGCTGGTCCATTGAATGAAGATTCATCAGTTTCTGATTCATGGGTTAACGATCCACTAATTTGGTCAGATGTCTATTCTAAAAAAGGAGAAGATTATCTTGAATTAGTTGCTAAAGGTGAAGTTCCAAAATGGGATACAACAAATAACGGATGGATTTCAAGTAGTGTAAGTGCTTCTTCTAATGAAGAAACAATAGGATCATCAAAAAAATCAACAACACCAACTCCTGTGGTTGACCCACAAGAAGATGCTGAGGTAGATGAAGATTTACCATTCTAATTATCAATGGAGGGTCTTATTAT